TTCTTGTACATACATTTCCTGCATGACAGGATCATGTAAGTTACCAATGTTCATTGCGTTCCAATCTGCTGATATTCCAGACACTCCAATAGAGTCACCAAACTTAGCAATGTTTACAATATTTTTATGGTGTGATTCTAGTATAGTAGCCCATAGTTTCTTATCAACTATTTGGCCTAACTGAAGTAGGAAATTATTTTTATCGTCAATGATGTTAAATTGCCATGCCAAATATACTTTGATATTTCTTTTCTTGGCCTCTGCTACAACATATTCTATAAGTTTATATGAGTAAGTAAGATTTTCGGGTTTCTGTACCCAGTAAGAAAGATTGGGATCTACAGTCCAGCCATGTCCACCTATATACAACCAAACATTATCAACACCTAATGATTGTAAACGATCAAGTGATTCTCTGTAAAGAATCTTAGTATATTCTTCACCGGTGCAAGCATTGCTAGTAGCAAATACTGCCCAATGAGTCGCTGGTGTTGGAATATAATCTTTAAAACCCACGCTACGTTGTACATTGTTCGGTAATGTATTAGTAATGGTAGGTACTGAATATGATCCTTTAAAGGAATCAGGATATGTGTTATCTTTATGTGGGTTGACACAAGCAGGTTGTTGTGCTTGTACAGTCGGTGTAACTGATGCTACTGTAACAGTAGGAGTTGGGCTGTTACTGCCACCTCCCCCACAGCCCGCAATGATTGCTGCCAGTAGGGCAATTGAAAACTTTTTCATAACTGTCTGTCTATGTTACCAAAGATAGACTATATTAACACATACAGTTTTAAATTGCAAAATAAAAATGCCCGAAACTAGTTCGGGCATTTATTAGACGTAAGTTGTTGATTTACTTGTCTTTTTTATTAACACCATTAACAAAACTGTACATCTTTTCTGCGGTTTCCAAAACTTTATCAAGTCCGGGAAACTCTGGCATATTGACTGTGCTAACTAACTGACCAGTTTTCTCGTCACGTTTTGCACTCATTTCCCAGCCTTGCCACTTGTAAGTGTATTCGGCTTGGACCATGTCCTTTGCCATATGTAAAATGTCGGTACGAATCTCGTATCCGTTTTTATTGAATTTTACTTCAGGTACGTTTGGTAATTTTGCTTCACTCATTTGTCTGTCTCCTTGTGTGTTAATATTACTTGGTTTTGTTTTCTTTGTCAACAGGTTTGTTGAACTTTTCGGGATAGTTTAACCTTTCCCACTCTTCGTCAGTAACTGGCCACCAATTACTTGTGCATAACTTTTTGAGCATCTTTGTATTTCCCCATTCTAGTTAATGCAGTGGCAGTTCTTGCTCTACCCATGATCTCTAAAAAATCAAATACTCTTTTAAAGAATGTACGCATTATATGATCCTTTCATCAGATAATTTTTGATTGTATTCAAAAGTTAATCTGTCAATGTCACCTGCACTTTGCGGATTTCTGTTTACAATGTATCGTTCTAAATCACTACCATAGGTTGTAGACTTAGAAAAATATCCCAGTAATCCTATAAATGCTACAGCAATTATAGATAAGAATACGCCCATGTTATTTCCCCTTAACAGAGGACTTTGCATAGTTAGCCATATAGTCAAAGAATTCTTTGCTAGATACGATCATACCAATTGATGTAGATGCCATAATGCCTGCATCAATTGCTTTTTTAGTATAGTCTGCTTGTGCGTCAACGAAAGAATTTAATGCGTTGCGAATACCATCGTGTGGTACTGCGAGATTTACAAATTGTTTTTTGCTTGTTTGAACCGCGTCTACAGCGGCGTGTGCGAATGTACTAAACATAATTTTCTCCTTGTGTATGTGTGTACGTAGATTGCTCTACAAATTTATTTATGCCTATATGAAACAATCAAAGAAAAAGTGGGCTATTACGCCCACTTTTCCTGATATTTCCTTAGTGCTAGTTGCCTTGCAAGCCAAAGCCTGAATTTAACATATTCACTAAGTTCCTCATCCTCAGGCTCATCTTGTCCTCGTCTTGTTCCGTTTGGTGTTCTATAACCACTTAGAATATCTTCGTCATCGATATAGTACCAAACTGGACTTTGACTAAGGTAAAGACTTAACCTTGTTGGATTACTTCTTAGGAGTTTCGGCTTTCTTATCTTCGGCTTTAGTAGCAGGCTTGGCTGCTTCGCTTTTTGCAGGCTCTGCCTTTTTGTCAGCAGGCTTGGCTGCTGGTGCAGCAGGTGCTGAGGGTGCAGGAGCGGCTGCGGCAGGCTTGGCTTCAGCCTTCTTTTCTTCTTTCTTAGCAGGTTCTGCGGCGAAAGCAGTAGTAGCGAAAAGACCAGCGATCAATGTTGCGATAAGTTTCATGTTAAAGTTTCCTTTTTAAAAATACACAGAACGAAATTGTTGCTGTGTATATATAATAACGCATGAGGCTAACTATGCGTTGACAACTATTTTTAGCCTCCTCGCCCACTTCTGCGAACTACACTAGCACCACCAAAGCCTTTAGTATTTGGCTTAGGTCCTTTGGTTTGCTTGTTGTTATTAAATGGGTTATTATTCTTTTTGGCTGTGTTAGCCATATTAATAAATGGATTTTTGCTTTTCTTTTCTTCAGTCATTTTTTCACCTTTATTGAATTTAAGTATTCTTGTAGACTTCCATATAGGTTCATCAACATAGAAATTTTGCTATCATACAATCTGATATAAAATGTTTTTGACTTGTCCTTTTTATTTACGCCAATGTAATAAGGACAACTAATTTTTTTGTTTAATTCAAGTACAAAGTTGTGATAACTTTGACCTTCTTGTTTGAATTCATGATCATAGAATTCAATATCTGCCAACTCAAATGCGGTGACGCCTTCGTCTGTTAAACGAAGGCCATCTTGTCTGCCTGTGAACCACCATTTAAATATTACGTCATCGATGGGTAGTTCGTGGTAAATTCTATGTGACTTTGGTATCTCGGTCAGTACCGCTTCAGTAATTTTTTGTTTTATTGTTTTACGAACGGTCATCAGGGTATACAGTTCTACCCGAGTTCATAAAGACAACCGTAAACTTGTCTGTTTTAAATTGAGCATTTAATTTACGGCAAAGGTTTCTTGCATGACCCGGATTGCTGAAACTAGTCTTTTTATATTTAGGTGCCGCTTCGTTGGCTAGGTAATGCTGGCTCTTCAAGTTAATAGGCTGGTCATCATAGAACACGGCCCAAATGCCACTAGCCTCTACGATCTGGTCGCATTTGTATGTGGCTTTATCCACATGTTCTAAAATAATTTTTGGTTGTGTTCTACTCACTTAAATGATCCGCCTTTAATTTGAATATCTATAACTGGTTCAGGTTTAGATTTTTCCTTTTCATACAAATCAGACAGTAACTTAGCAATGTCATCACGTAGACCTCTTGCTTCATCTATTGGAATAACAATGTCTTTGGTCTTTTTACTCTCCGCTACTGACATTTTATCCAAGAAACGTCTTATATGTATCATAAGATATTTATCTGATTTTTCGCTTCATCCTCAGTTTTATAGGGTCCTCTATACGGGTAACGCTGGATAAAGATGTATTTTGGACAAAAACTGACTTGTTCCGTACCATTTTGGTTCAAAATGTACCATCCGGCTGCATGATAACATTTACTCTTTTTAGACTTGGTAAATAGATGCAGTTTTCGCTTAATGTCGAAAATGCTATTATATGTCTTTGAAGTAGTAGGAAACTCTGGGTAGGGCAATTCGGCCTTAGTCTTATTAGACTTCATGGGCTGAAAACGTATGTTTACCCTACGCTGAATATCCTGAGTATTGTTAAAATGTGTCAAGTTTCCGTTAAGTTTAACTTCGTATCCTGACCCATCTGCAATAACATTACCTACTTTTCTGTCTCCGTCTGTTACGACCCAATATTGATTTTTAATGATTGGTTTAGCAATTAATGTAGTTGACATTTGCCCTCCGTTGTTTATTTAGTGTCATTTTCTTTAGTAAGTTCGGCGACCAATAGAAAATGGTCAAATGCTTTTTTGACAGCAGGATTAGCCATTAATTTTTCGGCCTCTTGTGTCATAGCCTTAATAGCAGCCTCAGCCGCATCCCTAGCAGCCGGACGAATAATTGGATAATCATCTTGCTTGAAACTTTCAGCAAGTTCACGCCATAGTTTTTGTTGATGTTCGGTGATAGGTTGTTTTTGCGGTCTAAGGTCTAGTGCCTTTCTAATAGCATCAGACACCGCATCCTCAGCAACACGTCCAGCGGCAATCATAGCCGCATAGTTAGGGTCAATATTATAGCGAATAGACTTGCCACCGGGATAACTCATAACAAGATGAGTACCCTTTGTAAAGGAATCTAGGAAGTCACTGTCATATTCACTGACAGGGACATACTTGCGCCCAACTTTTTCGTAATAAATCTTTTTCATTTCTGAAATTCTTCCCAAAATAGTTCAGTATCTTTAACATTGGCAATAGGTCTGAGCCAACCATGACCAATACATTCTGAAATTATTTGTTTATATTCTTTTGGACACCCCAAACCAATCTCAAATCCTGCTCTAGGTGCCATGACTAATCCATCAACAATATGAAACTTTGGATCACCTTGTTTTATTGTTCGGATACTTGATTGCGTAATTGTAAACGTCATCGCTTGAGTTCCTCAACCACAAGTTGTTTGGCTCTAGCATCTAATTCTGCCTTTTCAACTTCTAGCATTTTAGGTGCTACAAACTGTAACCATTCTAATGCAGCCTTTTCACCTTTTTCGGTGAAATGGTCATACTTACTGTCAATGCCACTTTGGTAATATAATGTTTTATCTTTGAGTATTTCAAATAATCCTGCATATACTTGATTAGGCAGTAACTTGCTCATGTAATTGACCTTTATATGGGCTATTGAGCCATTTAGCATAAGCCTCAGCATTTTCAGATATTTTATTAAGTTCATATTTTCCACAAAAACGCATGAAGTGAACACCAACTTGCGGCGTAGTAGTAACTCGCACACCATTACGAATAGCATCATCGACCTTAACTTTAACGTCATCGGGTTGAGCAGTCAAGTCAATCAATGTACGGTTGCGTTCATAGCAATCACGCACACGCTGTTCAACACCTTCGTGATCTACCCAACGTTGCAACATCATGTTGTTCCAGTTAAAGCCTTGTTTGGTACGATCAGCAAAGGCTTCGACAAGACCAACTTTGTTCTTGCTGCCTTTCTCACGCACACCCGGGTAAGCACTGAACACATTGTCTGTTGCGTCACCACGCATGCACTTTTTGAATAGCAAGTATTGTGGGTCCTCAAGCAACTTATGTTCCTTAGTCTTTTTGTCAACTACAGGCTTACCGTTATCTTTGAAGTATCCCTGTAAGGTGATGAGTTCGTTGGATACACCATTGTATTGGAACACATTTTCAGCAATAAGCTGAACGTAATCAGTATCAGAAGAAATAATGTAATGCGTGTCATTTGGATGTAGATGAATAAAACGTGCAATCAGATCGTCTGCCTCAGCGTTGGGTTCACGTAATACAGACACATTAGTTTTCTCACGCAAAAATGTTGTAAACATTTCATACGTTTCCCAAAACATTTTGTTTTCTTCAATCTCTGCCTCAGTCATAGCAGATTCATCAAGTTTACGATTAGCCTTATAAGGCTTGTAGTAATCTTTGCGCCAACTGCGACCCTCAAGACAGAACACTACGTGGTCAATTTTATGGGTACGTACAATCTGATTGACACTTGCCAATGTCAGATGCAGTGCCATACCTATCTTTTCCCATGTATCGCTGTTGCGTGATGCAACATGACGGGCACGGAAGAAAGTATTAGCAGTATCGATAAGGGCGTAGTTCATTGAAATCCTGTAAAATAGTTGTGTATTTAATGCTAAGTATACTACTATATTGCATTAAATGTCAACGTAATTCGGGCGAATAACACTTTCAAACGAACAGATATATTTTGCTAGACTACCTGTAGGTCTTCCTCGAGGATTTAACCCAAATTTTAAAGCATTGCTTCCATCTTTAAATGGTTGATAAGCCTTATAAGGAACAAACAAAAAATGAACTTTATGGTAATTTTCACCCGGAACACATAGACAAATTCTTAACGGACCAATCTTGTTTCTAATACCACTTACTGAAGCCTCAAGTTTGCCATCTACTTTTCTATAGTATGTAGCAAATTTAGCATCCGTGTTATCTTCAAAGTCTCTATATCTGGCATTATGTTCAAGTAATCTAGTGTGATTTTTCATTGCCTTTTCTAAAACTTTTTCCCAAAAGAGTCCCTTATTGGTATCTGGTTGTTTGGCAATGGTTGACATAATATATGATCTAGTATCATGCGTTTTGTCATGATGAATATAGTCAACCAATTCATGTAGAAATTTCATTTAACTTACCTCTGACCTGCCGTTACCAATATCTTTACTTTGAATTACTCTAACATCGTTACGTTTACTAGGATCAGCATCTTCCTGTTCATAAATCTCTAATGCAATATTGCGACATACAGTTTGAAACCAACGATCTACAATCTCTGCGTCAGTATCAGTAGATTTAATCTTATACCCTGCTTTAGTTAAATTAATAACAAACTTGTCATTCCAATCTAATTCAAATGAACCGGTATTAATATTATTAGGATCAACATCAACCTTAAGAATAGCAATATAAGGTTCATTGTTAGCAGTAGCCTGCTCTTTGCTAGTTAATACTACTTCCTTTTTCTTACGTGGTTGCTTAGGTTTCTTTTCAACCTTAGGTTGTTCTACCGGCTTAGCAAAAGCAGGGTCATTCTCTCCACTTAACCATTTCTTTAATTTATCAAACATATTTTATCCTCGTGACTTGTATCTATCATACAATGCAAAACTGGCTAGATTTTTAGCCTTGCTCTCGCACATTA